CTTTGACGAAGATTTGCTTTTGCTGGGTTCATTACAAAAGTAGTTAAAATTTCTAACGACTTTCCTGGTTGATATGAGAATACTTTTGTCGTTTCCCTAATCACAGAACATCCAGCAGTAGTTCCTATTCCAATATTGACTAAACCTTGTGCTGTTACAAATCCAACTGTTGAACCAGTTCCTACAACTAAACCACTCCAAAGATTATTGTCCCTGTATCTGTGGGAACTATCAAAAAGTGTAAGTGGAGTTGAAGTTCTTAAACGACCAAATGCATCGGTTGCTATTGGTGGAAATGTAACAGATGCTGCTGCTGATGATGTAGAAATTGATACTGTTCCCGTAACTGGTAGGGGATTACTAGAACTTACAGGAGCACTATTAAGGTTGAGTGATACTTGCCCTGTTGTTCCAATTCCTACTGTTCCTTGAACTGTAACAGTAGAACCAATACCTGATACTGCGACTGTTGTGACTGGATTTAGAACATAAAAAGAAGTATTAGAAATTGATACAGTATTTCCTATTGATACGGTATTCAGTAATGTAGAAATACCGACTGGAAGATATGGAGTTGTTAATGTTCCACCTGTCCCAACTTCAACTATGTGATTATGAACTGGATTATCTGGAGTGCTTGTAACTGTTACTATTCCTGGAATTGTAATATTACCATTAATAGTAATATTGGAACTTCCAAGAGATACTGGAAATGGGTTGTTAGTTGTAACAACTTCGCCGTTTTTATTGGCGATCATATTTACTTCAAAAAGAGTTCTTTCCTGATTTAGAAAGTCCTGTTCATTTTTATTAAATTGTGCCATTAATCATTCACCCCACGATAATCTTTCTGGTCTATATCTTTCTGCGTTTTTTACTTTAATAGACGTAGACTCTACTGGATAAATGTTATGAACAATCGCTCCAGGATATTCACCCTGCAATTGCTCAGCGAGTTCATTTTTGCTCATAATTTTACCTTCAACTTCCATTCTATATATTTTTCCTTGCCAAACCACATCAGCAAGAAAAGATTCCCCAACAGATTGAGATTGAGGTTCTTGAGAATTCATATAAAGATTTCCGTTGAAATCTCCAGCAATATTAATACTTTCTGAAATAAATTGTTGAAAAGATTTCATTTTAGTTACAGTTCCAACGACGGAGGGCTTTGTTAATTCTTGAATCTGGATCTCTCGCAGTTTTTGGTGAAGTCAGTTTAGACTTCATACCTTTCATACGACGGCAGAAATTGGCACGACGCTTCGCCCTTTTACCCTTCGGTTTTTTTTCAGTTACTGCAGTTTGAAGTTTTGATCCTGGATTTTCTTTACGATATGCATTAACTGCTGCTTGACTTAATCCGTCAGTTTTATCTTTGCGATTTACTTTTTGCCAATCTTCAGATAACCCAAAATCTTCTCTCCAATTTGAATATTCCTCTGCTTTAACACAACGATTATAAGTTTTTCCGAATAACTCTTGAGTTCCCTTTTTCTTATAACCAGTCCAGCATTTTTTTGCCTCACTCATTTCTCCACTATCAACATAATCTGCTGCAGAATCGAGATAATCTGCTGCCTTTGTAATTTTTGATTGAACCCAAGCCTCAATATTACCTTCACCTTTTACTTTTTTACGAAGTCTTTTCGCAGCGGAAATAATAGTTGAAAGTTCTGAGCGAGCCATAGAGTGCTCATGATCATATGACTCTGGCATATTTCCTGGATGGGGACTGTTAGCGTGATAATTAGGATTCGACATCGCTACAGAAGATAATGAAGATGGTAGAGAAAACATTTCCCAATATTTTGGTCCATATTTACATTCACCTTTCGTTTCGTCCTTTTTGCACTTAGGGCAATATCTAATCATTTCTACTGCCTCTGACTTTGTTCCCCAACTGTCTGCACCAACCTTACGACATTTAACTAGTGCTCCAGATGCATATGCACTAGGCCAAACTTTATATCTTGATTTTACTTTATGATAACAAGCATCCTTTTTTTCTTGAAGAGAACCCTCCAAACATTGACAGGGATCATATTGGCATATAGGACAAATATCTTCTCTTACCATTTTTGCTTTACCTGATCTATTTGGATTTGGATCTTCTCTACGTTTTTTAGCAGCTCTTCTATTTCTTTCTTCTTTACTCATAGCAGCACGATCATCAGGATCACGACAGAATGGTTTTGTTGTTTGACCTGGTTGTTTAGCACATGGTTTTCCATCGTATTTACCACCTGCTTGAACCCAACCACCATCATCAAACCACTTATCTAACCTGCCATTATAATCCTTTGCTTTAATTCCATCAGTTGCCTCTTTCACATCCTTAAACTTTTTATGATGCTTCTTAGCGTCTGATTCCATTTTTTTCAAACGAGTATAATAATCTGGAATTTCATCAAGGTGTTGAAGAGCAATATCAGTAGCAAGATCTTTATCCTTTGTATGCTCATGCTCAATAGGAATTCCCATTTCAAGTTGCTTCTTTACAAAAGAAACTTCAAGACGATGTTTCTTTGCAATTTGTTCAATTGTTTTGTGGGATTTAAGTTTATGCACTTTATAAAAATTACTCCTTATTATTTAGAAAACCTTGCTTAAGTAGTTTTGATAACTCTGACGTAGATCCCACAAACACAGCATTATTCGTTACATTGTTTGTAGTTTTGTTTGTATCTTCCTCAACATCTTTTAATTTCTTCTGAAGATCTATAAGTTTATCTGTTACATCGCCAACACTTTTAATCAATTGACCAGCAACTTCATATGCTCTTGGAGAATCAGTTTCACCAGCAAGTTCCATAATTCCATTAATTGCTTCTTGACCCTTTTCAATTAATGAATACAAATTAGCTCTTGTATATTCATAATCTTTTTTTATGTCATCTGGTTTTAATGGAGTTATGTTCAGGTCGTTTTTTACCTGATCTACCTCTACAATCTTACTCTCAACATTAAATGCAATATCCAATCCATCATAATTATCTTTCATAATATATTAAATGTCTTGTTGCTGCGTTGGGCTATATTCTTTACTATCAAAGAACATTTCAGTTGTTTCACTAAATCCAAAATCATCATCTGGTTCAGCATCAATTGGATCTGGAACAACTGTATATCTCATTTCTCTCTTGGCAGTTGTGGTATCAGAACCAGAATAATAATCAACTTGAACTTTACGAATAAGACCATCTGTACTATCCGCTATTGGACCAAACAGATAAGTTTTTGCAGTAAAATTAAATGTATAAATTAATATTCTTCTTGTGGAAAAATCACCCTCATAATCATCAGTAAACGAAACATTATCTAAAACAACAGGAATGTCTCTTTTTTCCCCAATTGATTCTATTAAATCAACTGATAAATTAAATGATGGTTGAAAATAAGGCAACACCTGCTCAACAACCTGTAAAGCATCGTCTTGCAGTTTAGTCATTAAATTTAATTGAAACCCTATGTTATACGGAACTGGTAAATAAACTTTTTTTAAATTAGTTCCGTCAGATGCTTTAAATGTTTGTGTGACATTTGCCTTTCTAGTTGGATCATATTGAATAGATGTCATTTCAAATGATAGTCTAGGTAAAGTTATTGCAATTGGTTTATTTAATTCTGGTTGTTGTTCAATTCTTGCCAGAAATTTTTGCATTGGACCATAAGCCAAAGGAACTTTAATCTGACTAATACTATCACCTGAGGTATTTTTATGTCGGATATTTATATCATTAAATAAAGTTCCAAAAGCAATAACAGTTTTTCTGATGATCTCATGATAAAAATAAGTTCCTAGCATTAGAAGTTACCGAATGGATTTGATTGAGAAAAATCTATAATTTGATCTGCTGCATCTTGAATAATTTTATTTTCGCCGTATTTATCATATAAATCCCATTGATTAAAATTAGAAACTGCATAAGTTGCCAAAGAAGAAGAACCAATAATAATTTCTCCGGATGAAAATCCTCTGTGGACTGTACCTATACCTATAATCGACACCTTTAGTTCTTTAGTGTCAAAATCCCACGATTTAACTCTGGCTTGAGTTCCGGAAGTGGAACCTGTCACAATTTCATTAAATATATATGTTCCAAATCCGCTAATAACTGAGGGAGCACTGATTGTAATGGTCGGTGACTGTGTATACCCTGCTCCTGGGTTAGAAATTCTAATAGATGAAACTTGATTGTTAGTTCCTAACGACGATATTCCAACCGCAGTTTGTCCAGATCCAACTGATCCTGTGATTGTTATCGATGGTTTAATCTTATATCCACTTCCAACATTTGACATAGAAAAACTAATTATACCATTTTGGACAGTTTCAATTGAGCAAGTAGCTGCAGCACCAATTCCACCACCACCAGATATAGTAATTGATGGGATTGTAGTATATCCTGTACCAGAATTAATCAATAATATTTCCTTAATCGATCTACCACTACCCAAATTAGTTGTTATTGCAACGGCAGATGCATTTGTTCCCCCAGAGGGAGCACTAGATATTGAAACTGTGGGGGTAGATGTATAACCATATCCATCATT